GGGATCATGGCCGACACTCAAGTTCATGCCAGACGGAAAGAACACCAGGCTCTACTCTCTTTACAAAGCACAGCGCAGAGGATTGAACAGATCGAGTTACCCTCTTTCTGATTGGGAACTGTGTAGATTTGGCAAGATCGTTGAGTTTGATTACTCTCCTAATTATCTCGAGCTCATGGATGACAAATCAATCTCCCTCTACCGGACCAACATTGCAGCGACTTGGAAACACGATGTTAAGCCTAAGTCACATCGTCGACTCCTCATGGAGTTGATAAACAGAGGCACATTTGATGTCAAGGCAATTGTTTCACTCATCGTAAGGAGGGAGGTTCCATTTGACTGGTTCATTGTCTCGCTTCACCCGAAAGAAAGGGAATTCAAAATCGCCCCGCGAATGTTCAGCATGTTGGTGCTTGAGATACGAGTTTTCTTTGCACTCACAGAAGCAAACCTTGCCGACAAAATCTTTCCGTACTTACCCCAGCAAACTATGACCAAAAGCAAAGTTGCGATATCGAGGCAGTTCCTTGAGATGACCAAACCGCATACAGCCACTCACTCGCTAAGAATGTTTCTGGAAATTGATCTCAGTCGTTGGAACCTTCGCTGGCGTGCAATGGCTGTGAACCCGGTCGCGAGGACACTCAATGACATGTTCGGCGTTACGGGAATATTCGATTTCGTGCATGAGTTCTTTGCCAAGTCACTAATCCTTGTCCGTGTTCAAGAACTTGAGCCTGTAGGAATTGACAATCCGAACCCGCCGGAAAGTGACTTACTGTGGTATAATCATCTGGGTGGGTTCGAAGGAATTTGCCAGAAACTTTGGACAATTTGTACTTACAGTATGGTCGCAATTGCTGTTTCACCGCTGCCTATTAGCTATGTTCTCATCGGCCAGGGAGACAACCAGATCTTGTCTATCACTACCAGCAAAGATCCTTCAAGGAGTGCCTACGACGTGCTCACCGAATTACGAGAGGAGGTGACACTACGAGTTGCTCGCACATGTGCATCTGTTAACCAGGAGGTCAAACCGGAGGAATGTCTTGAATCGACGAGCGTCATCACGTACTCAAAGGACATATACGTGAACGGTGTGTATCGACCGACGTCCCTGAAATTCCACTCAAGACTGTTCCCTCACAGCTCACAAATCTTCCCGTCAATTCGGACGAATCTTGGTGCTATTTTTGCAACAGCTGTCGCGGGAGCTGAAAAGAGCAATATCCCAATGAGTAGTTATTATCTCGCATGTTTGCA